GTAAATTTTTCAAAACCAAACACATCTACCGGCACACAAACAATTACCTATGACACGAGAACAGGTAATGCTACTAGTCAAATTACTACTGGGTCATTTACATATAACGCCACTGGCGCAACTCAAAAAGTAAATTATGTTGAAGAATCTAATGGATCAAACTTAACTATTGGTAATTCAGCAGCTTCATCTATTGCACTATCAGGTTATATCCTTGTTGACAACACTAATAGTGGAGCATTGACACCAAGCACTACGCCAACGACAACCAATATGACTACGTCAGCTGGTGTTACAGCACAGGGTGCTTTGACTGCTGGTGATTACATCAGTCTTTCTGGAATTAACAACAGCGCAACTGTTGCTGCTGTTGCGTTAGGCGCAACTACCTTAACGGTAACCAATGCATCTACAGCAACTACTGCTATCTCAGTCATCGGAATGCACAATAGTGCCAATAAAGGAAATACTGGTATTACCTCTACAGGCGCGATTACCGATAACGCCAATGGTGGCGGGATCTTATTCAAATCCAATGCGGACATTAGCCAAACGGGTGCAGTCACTGTTGCCGCTAATACTAGTGGCACTGCCTCAAGTATTGTTTATGACACAACTACAGGTAATTTAAATTCATCGATTACCAGTGGCGCCTTAACCTTAACGGGCGGGGTTTCTGCATCAAACACTGCGATTAATTTTGTTGAAAAAACAGCAGGAGCTCAAATTACCGTTGGTGCTGTGTCAATGCCGGGTTATATCCTCCTCGATAACACCTACGGTGGCACTGCAGGAGCAGGTGGTACGCCAACTACTGGATTTATCAATCAAGGGAATTCTTCTACGTTAGCAACGGCAGCTACGGGCGTTACAGTAGGAGGCACATTGACTTCGGGCACTTATGCCGGCACCAACGCTATTACCATTAGCGGAGTGACTTCAGGTCCTACCACAGCTTATGGCGCTAACATTGCCAATGCCTTAAGTGCGCCTACTGGTAATATCAATATTACGGGAACCGGCACCAATAATTCCGGTGTATATAGTGGTGCGAACATTACCTCAACTCTTGGCAGCGTTAATGTTATTGGTAATAGCATCACTGGCGGTGGTACTTCTGCGGTTAATTTTTTGGCTGCCTCTAATATTACCGCTGGTGGCGATATCAATATTACGGGAACGGTTTTAGATACAAGTTCCAGTGGTTCAGGTATTGTATTTCAAGGTTTAGTGGCTCCATCTGCGCAAAAAATAGTTGCTGGTGGCGCGATTAATGTTACCGGTTATTCCTTTAATAGCACGGCTGCTAACCAGAGTAGAGGCGTCTTAACCAACGGAGAAGTGTATTTTAAATCCGGTGGCAATATGACTATTTCAGCATCAGCGCCCTCCGCAACAGCAACTGCCAACGTTGCTACATACCTAAATAATATAGTGACAAACGTAGGTGGTAACTTTGTTATACAAGGAGCGACTACCGGTAACGTCACTAATGCCAGTGGCGCCGTTATTCCCAATACTGCCACGCCATCGCCAGGCTCAGCTGCTACTGGTCAGAATCATGGTATTTATATTGTCAACTCAGCAAGTTACACAGTTGGATCTACAACTTATACAGGTATGAATGCGGCTGGCAATATGAGCCTAACTGGCACAGGAAATACTGGATATGGTATTTATATTTTTGGCGCCCCACCACTTACAAGCACTAATGGAAATATTACTTTAACCGGGGCAAGTACTAGCCTAATGGGTGTTAGTAACACTGGGGCAATTACCGCCCAATCAGGATCGGTAAATATAGTAGGCACAGCTACTACGGATAAAGCTGTTCTTAATACCGGAGTAATCTCCGCCACCTCTGGCGTCACAATTACCGGTACTGGCAATCTAGGTGTTGCGGCAGGTACCGCTGGCCTTGTGCAGGCCTCAGGTGCTATTACTAACACTGGGGCAGGGGGTGTCACAGTGACCTCCACTGGTAATACGACTACTGGCGCTATTACCGATTCAGGTTCAGGCGGAATCAGTATTACAGGTGGTCGAACTGTTGCAGCTGGTACAGCTACCAATGGAACCATTACTGCCGTTGGCACGCTGACTAATACTGGTGGTGGCGTGATTTCTTTATCGATGGCTCAGCCAACATCCGCTACCGGCGGAGCAATTGAGACTGCAGCAGGCGTCGTTAATGCGAGTCCATCTGCTGGCCAAGCTGTTGCTTCAGTATCTTCCAACGTGTCTTACGGCAATATTGGTGGCGTGATGGGTGCTGTTAATGCAGCCACAGTCAATAGCGTCAACTACCGTGCATACACTCAGGGTATTGGCGTCACACTAAAAGCAAGTTATACCCAGCCATATGGTACGGCTTATAACAGCGTATTAGCAAAAGATTGGTTGCAAAATCCAGCTTATGCTACCGTTACGGTAACCGGTTCAGCGAACTTCGGTGCGCCTACGATTACGGCAGCGCAAGCGCAAGCCTCATTGATTTTTGCGGGCACGATCGGATCAGCGAGTAACTCTAATTTAGTGCAAACCGCTACCAATTTAGACGGCACAACCAACATCCTTTCCACCTTAGGAAATGTGGTCACTACGGTTGGTGCTGGTAATACCTATACCATCACCCCTAAGGCTCTGACGATTACTGGCACCCAGCTATCGTCGACCTATAACGGCGTCAGTACCTACGAAACCGTTGCTAATGCGGGTTACACCATTTCTGGATTGGTCACTAATTTCAATACAGGAACTGTAGCTTCTCCAGTGACCGGTTCTGCCACTGGCGATGCGGTCAGTAGTGTTACCCATGTGATTAAAACTGGTGCTACTGTATTGAGTAACACTGCCATTGCTCAAGCATGTGCTACCACTAATTGCTATACCGATGCGGTGAGTGCAGCATTGGGTACTGGTTTATCTAATTACACCATTGCATATGTATCTGGCACATTTAATGTCAGTAAAGCGGCGCTGACCATCACCCAGGGAAATAGCACTGGAACTTATAGTGGATCTGCTCAAACATTTACGCCAAGCTATTCAGTCAGTGGTATTTTGGGCGCCGACTCTGTGAGTTCGCTCTCAACCAACACACAGACTGGCACTAATGCAGGAAGCTATACCGGAACCATCTCTGGAGCTACTGGTACGGGTTTATCAAACTACACCATTGCCTACACTCCTGGCACTTTAACCATTAATGGCATTCCTGTGTATGTCACCGCAGCCAATGACACCAAGGTATATGGTTCAAGCATTACAGGTGGTGCCATTACCTATAACAGCAGTGGCGTATCTACCAATCCAGCAAGTACTGCCTATACCGTGACTGGATTATTGGCCGGTAACAGTATTTCAGGCTTAACATTGACCAGCCTTGGCGGTCAAATAAGTGCAGGTGTTGGCAGTAGTCCATACAGCATCGTGCCATCTGCCGCTACGATTAGTGGATCAGGGTCAGGAAATTACACCGTGTATTACAACAACGGCACGATGACCGTTACGCCTAAGCCTATTACGATTACGGCGAATGCAGTTACTACTCCAGTCTACGGAACATCAAGCACTTTGTCGCAAACGGCTTATACCGTTACAGGTGGTTTGGTGGGTGTTGATGCTATTACATCGTTAGCAATTAAATATGGAACGGGTAGTGGTGCGGGCACGAGCGTTCCTGGAACGGTCAACGCAGGAACCTATGCGGGTGCTTTGGTGCCAAGTAGTGCGTCCGGAACAGGTGGCTTCAATAGCACTAACTATACAATTTCATATGCGGCGGGCAGCTTAACGGTTAATCCACTCAGCCTCACGATTACTGCTAGCGCTCAAACGGGTGCTACCTACGGTACTGCGTATTCTTTAGGATCTAGTGCCTATACCCAAAGCATTGCTACCTTACCAAATGGTGATGCACTCTCTGGTGTGACTTTGCAATCGGGTGGCGTGAACCTAGTGCCCGGAACAACTAATGCAGGCACTTACACGATCACACCAAGTGCCGCTACTTTGTCATCCGGTATTGCTGCTAATTACAATATTATTTACGCTACTGGCACATTGACAGTTGGCAAGGCTAGCCTGACGATTACGCCAAATGCCGTGAGCACCACCTATAACGGCACGACTCTCGATAACACGACGTATTCTGATGCGATTGCTAATTACTCAGTCGCTGGATATAAAAACACCGATAGCAGCGCTAATACTCCGGTGACATTGACTGGAGCGATGACCTTCACCAGTAGCGGCCAATCGACGGTAACGAATGCGGCCACCTATACCTATGCCGTTGGTACGTTAGCAGGTACATCAACAAATACCAACTACAACATCGTATGGGCTAATGCACCAAACAATACCTATGTTATTAACAAAGCACTTGCAACAGTAGTCGCCACCAAGCCTTATGACGGCACAACCACTTTTGCTGCAAGTACTTTGACTATTACTGGTGTTGGTTCTGAAAAGCTTAGTGCAAGTGCAGGTACCGGATTAGCCAATAGTGCCAACGTAGTGGGCGTCTCGAGCCTGGTTACTTCAGGATATACCTTAGCTAACGGTACTAGCGGCACAATTGGTCTCGCTGCAAACTACATTCTTCCGAGCTCAACTTCTTCTGTCACTATTACCCCGTTAACGCTGACCGCTTCTATCAGTGGTGCTGCACAAACCAAGGTCTATGACACCACGAGCACGGCTAATCTCACTGCAGGATCTTGTAGCGTCAGTCCTTGTACCGCTGGTAATGGTGTCACGCTCTCTGGCAGCAACGCCACATCGGGTAGCTTCACCATTGGTGGATTTGTAGCAGGTGAGGGCGCTTACATCACCACGGCCACTGGTAATTACATTAATGCTACGAGCGGACTGGCAACACCTAACGTCACCCTCAATGCAGCAGCAGTAACTGCAGGTAGCCAAGCGAATGCAGTAAAAGCAGTCATTGCCCCAAGTAATATTGTGGCGCTCTCCAATACCACCTTGAGTAACTATGTATTACCGAGTGCTGCGATATCAGCTACTAATGCCACGATTACTGCAGCTGCCTTAGGAGTGTCTGCTAATAGTTATTCCATGTTTACGGGTGGCACCACCCCAACAGCAGTAGCGGGCGTGAGCGTCACGAGCGCATCACCATCGGCTCCAGCTAATCCAGGCGCTACTTCTTTATCTGCTCAAGTGACTGGCTTATTGGGAGCTGATTCAGTATCAGTATCTTTACCGTTGCCTGGTACTTTCTCAAGCGCTAGTGGTGGCACTTATACCCTCACACCAACGATTGCTAGTGGTATCACGGCGGGCAATTACAGCATTACACCTACGACAGGGGTCTTGTCTGTAGTTGGTAACCGTGACTTAGTTATCTCTGCAGGTAATGCCACTTATGTCTACGGCACTGTCACTGCGTCTAATTTGGCAACATCAGCTACACCAGTAGTGCAGTATTGCGCTGCTACGTCTGGATCCTGTGCTGGATCGGTCATCAACTTAACCGTAGCTACTACCGCAACTCCTAATATCTGGAGTGCGACTTCCACTACAGGTGGTATTTATAACTTTACGATTTCAGTAGCTACCCCTGGATACAGTACCGGTGGTTTTGCTAAGGTTGGAAGCTATGCAGCTACTGCATCGAATAACCAAGTTATTCATGTTGACACCACAACCGTGGTGAATACTTATTACGTTGCTGGCACTGTTGCGGTTACTCCATTGACAGTCACACCAGTAAATAATCAGGTCCCATCTAAGGTTTATGACGCAACGACTGCGTTAACCATGACCCCGCTCACCACTAGTGGCATGGCTCTTGCGGGTGATGTGTTGAGTATGACTGGTACAGCAGCTTATAACTCTAAGAATGCTGGTACTAATGTGGGTTACACCATTAGCAACCTGGCATTGGGTAGTGCTGATGCAGCCAACTATGTCTTAAGCACAAATACTTTGGCTGGCACTAATGGCACGATTACGCCAGCACCATTAACAGTCGCCGGCTTATCTGCAAACAATAAGGTATACGACACAACTAATGCAGCAACGATTTCTTCTGCTGGTCAAGCATTAGCCGGGGTATTTGGTGGTGACACGGTCAGCATTAGTTCTACTGGAAGCTACAGCGGAACCTTTAGTCAGGTCGATGCCGCGAACGGATTAACCGTGACACCAAAAACATCAACCGTAGGTGGTTTGACTGTGATGAGTGGTGTTACTTTGACAGGTACAGATTCTGGTAACTATTATGTTGCCGGTCCGAGCACTGCTCTTGCTGCCAACATTACCCCAGTGCCAGTGTCTTTGACAGGCACACGCGTCTATAACGGTACAACTGCATTCTCGGCAAGCAGTTTGACAGTGACTGGTATCGCAGGGCAAACCTTAGTCTTAGGAGGTAGCGAAACTGCCAATAGTGCTAATGTTGGAGTCGCTAATACCTTATCGAGTACTTCAGGCTTAACTTTAGCGAATGGTACTACTGGCACGATTGGCTTGGCATCTAACTACACCTTAGTGGGTGCAAGTAGCGCCATTAGCATTACGCCTGCGGCAATTACTGTTTCTGCTGCGGATGTGACTAAGACCTATGACGGAACGAATACCGCTACATCTACCCCAGTAGTTATTTCTGGAACGTTATATAACAATGCATCGAATAGTGGCACTAAAGATGCATTAAGTGGTGGTACTTTTGCCTACACCAACCCCAATGTTGGTAGTGGCAATAAAACGGTCACTGTGTCTGGTGTACTTGCTAGCGACGGAAACTCTGGCGCGAATTACACCATTAGTTACGTCAATAACACCACTAGTACGATTACCGCTAAGTCCATCAGTGTCACGGCTTTAGCACAAACGAAGTCTTACGGCACGAGCGATCCAACCCTTACATACACTGTCGCTGGTTTAGCATCAACAGATTCATTATTGGTGATGACAGGTAACCTGTTGCGCCAGGGTACTACTGCTCCCAATGTGGCTAGCAGCATTACTTATGAGCAGGTTGGCACTTACCCAATCGCCATTGGCAGCTTAAGTGCAGGTTCAAACTACACGATCTCTAGCTTCACACCAGCCAATTTAACGATTACGAAGTACGCTACTAATGCCTTGACAGTCACTGCCAATGCCCAAACTAAGGTCTACGGCACCAATGACCCAACCTTGACTTATGTCACAACAGGTTTGCCAGCTTCTCTGACAGCAGATGGCTTAACTTGGACTGATACAGCAGCAACGGCAGTAACAGGTTCATTGATTCGTGCAGGTATGACAGCTCCTGGAGTGGCGCCTAATGCCACACCAGAAGCAGTCGGTACTTATGCCATTACCAATACCTATGCTACAAGCCCCTTGGTATCGACCAACTACAACATCAGCTATGTCGGCGCTAATCTCACGATTACAGCAGCACCACTGACAGTTAGCGCTGCTAACAAAACCAAGTCTTATGCTACTAATGACCCAGCGCTGACTTTCAATAATCCAGTTGGCTTGATCAATGCCACGGTGGATGGCGTAGCCATTGCTGATACTAGCTCTGTGCTGACGGGAAGCTTGGTCCGCGCTCAAGCGCGTACTCTTGCAGGAGAGCAGGTTGCTACTAGTCCTTATGCCATTACACAGGGCACCTTAGCTGTCACTGGCGGTAACTACAACTTAGCTTTCACTCCAGGCACGCTCACCATTACGCCATATGCCGGCACGATTTCCGTATCTGCTGTCAATAATCAAAAGGGCTACGGTTCATCTGATCCTGCCTTAACTTATACAGTCAGCGGATTAGCCAACGTCATCCTCAGCAATGGCGTGGTGATTAATGACACACTTAAACCCACATCATTCTTTGCTGGTAATGTTGCACGTGCTGCTGGTGAGAGTATGGGCACTTATGCCATTGGGGTTGGTAGCTTGGCTCTCAATAGTGGGGCAGGTGCTAACTATTCTTGGACGCCAACAAATCCAGCCACCTTTACAGCAGCTACCTTCACGATTAATCCAGCGACCTTGTATGTCATCGTCGCAGATAACGGTAAGTTTGTATTCCAGAGCGATCCAACCCCATTAACAACCGTGGTCTATTCTGGTTTCGTAAACGGCGATACCTCTACTACGGCAGCTGGTTTAGTTGCTCCAACGCTGACTCGTGTCAGCGCCGGTAATAACACAGTTGGCACTTACGCCATTACAGCCTCTGGCGCATCGGCCACCAACTACATCATCGTGTACCAGTACACCCAAGGCGTTACATCTGGCAATCCTACTGGTACGAATTCCAACTTCTATGTTGCTGGTAGCAATGATTTATTGATCTCTCCAGCGCCAGCAACGGCGGTGTATGGCACTGCTAATGCCAATATTAATTTAGGCAAACCAGTAGTACAAACTTGCTTGTCGCCTTGTGCTGCGCCTACTGATATCGTGACCCTCAATTACACGGGTACCAGCAATGGTACGCTGTCCTATGCAGATCCTGCCAAGGGCTCAGGCGGTGTATCTTTTGCCTTAAGCACAAACTATGACTCCACAACGCCGGCATTGCGCAATGTAGATGCCTATACATTGACACCAAGCGGTATTTCACAAATCAGTAATAGTGCAGGTGGTAATAACTATCAAAGTGTTTTTGGTTTGGGCTCCTCGCTATCTATCACTCCTGCGCCAATCACAATAACCACTACTAATGTGACTAAGGTGTATGACGGCACAACTGCTGCTACCTCAGCAATGGGCGCTAGTGCAATTAATGTAGCGACTGGCACAACATCAACCGGTATTTATAGTGATGTGATTAGTGGTGGTAATTTTGTCTATGCATCGCCTAATGTCTGCTCTGGTACTTGTATAGTCAGCGTATCAAATGCAGCTATAAGTGGCACGAGCGTTGTAAATGCACTGCCAAACTACAGCATTACTTATGTTGATAACACTACTAGTACCATCACTCAAGCTGCATTAACTATTACTGCTAATGCACAAACAAAGATGTATGGCACTAATGATCCAACCCTCACTTACACCGTCAGTGGTTTAGCAGCTAGTGATACCGTAACCTCGGTCATGAGCGGTTCCTTGACCCGCGTGCTCTCAGGTACATTGGCTGGCGAACAGGTGAACACCAGCACTGGCTATGCCATCTTGCAAGGCACGCTCGCAGCCAACGCTAACTACTCAACAAGCTATGTATCGAGTGTCCTCAAGATTACGCCACGAGCAATCTGGACTGGTCCTGGTGCTTGGCCTGGCCCCGGTCCAGCACCAGCTCCAGTAACTGTTACAGCAGTTGATCAGACCAAGGTTTATGGTTCCAACGACCCAAGCTTGGCATATACCGTCACTGGGTTGGTGAGTGTGACCCTGGCTAATGGCGTAGTCATTAACGACACAGCTGCTTCAGTCTTTACTGGAGGCTTGTTACGTGCTGGTACCTCTGCGCCTGGAGTAGCAACCGGTATCGCTAGCGAGCAGGTGGGAAGCTACGCTATTGCGAATAACAGTGGTACGGCACCTTTAGCCTTGAACGCTGGGGCACAAGCTAACTATGGTTTAGCAGCTAATGGATTTGTCTATAACGCTGGCACTTTAACCATTACACTGAATGCTGCAACCATCAATATTGTTGCCGCCAATAAGACTAAGTCTTACGCAACGAATGACCCAGCGCTCACTTACACAGTAAATGCCACCAATGGCTCTTTAGTCAATGCCATAGTCGACGGCGTACTGATTAATGACACTGCTGCAACAGTAACCAGTGGTACTTTGACTCGTGCACAGTACGGTACCTTAGCCGGTGAGCAGGTAACAACAGCTGGATATGCGATTACTCAAGGAAGTGTGGTGGCGGCTGCAAACTACGCTTCATCGACATTTACGCCAGCAATCCTCACCATTACCCCTTACGCAACACCGATCACCATTACAGCTGATGCTAAAACCAAGTCTTATGCAACGAATGACCCAAGCCTGACCTATGCGGTAGCTGGCCTCGTGAGTGGGGTAGTGGTTGATGGGGTGGCAATTACTGATACCGCAGCCAATACCATGAGTGGTTCATTATTGCGTGCTGGAACTTCTGCACCGGGCGTGGCTACTAGTGCTCTGAGCGAAAACGTCGGCACATATCTGATTGCTCAAGGTACTGTAGCTCCAAATGCTAACTACACTGCAACGTATACATCTGCAAATCTGACGATTACGCCATACGCCACACCGTTAACGGTTACTGCTAATAACCAGACTATGGTGTATGGCTCAAGTGGTATGCCAATTCTGACTTATGGCGTTACAGGTTTAGTCAACGGCTCAGTAGTTGATGGAGTGACTTTAAGCAATAACTCTGCTAGCGTCTTTACTGGCAACCTCAGTACTACTGCTACTGCGTATAACGGCACAGCCGCGTCAGCATCTAACGTTGGCAACTACCCAATTGCAGTGGGTACTTTGGCACTCAATACGGGTGAGGGCGCTAACTATACTTTTGTAGCTGCTAACAACTTCAATGCAGGCACCTTAAGTGTGACACCTGCACCATTAACCATTGCCGTTGCTGATAATGGTAAGTTCGTATTCCAGACGGATGCACAAGTCCAGGCATCAGCTACCCAGATTTCTCCTGTGGTCTATAGTGGTTTTGTGAATGGCGATGCACTAGGTGCCTTGAAGTCAGGCAGCACCTTGACTGAACCTACTGTTGTGAGAACGTCAGCAGGTAATGGAGTAGCAGGTAGTTACGCAATTACTGCATCCGGCGCCAGCGCATCCAACTACAGCATCACTTATCAATATACGCAAGGTGTCAGTGCAAGCACGCCAAATGGCACGAACTCGAATTTCATTATTGCTGGTCCTTACGATGTCTTGATTGAAGCCAAGCCAACTACGGTGATGTACGGTACCAGCAGCGTGACTTATACAAGGCCAGTAGTGACATATTGCACCTCTTGCAGTAGTTCAGCCAGTGTAGTTACTTTGACGGGTACAAACGTCGGCAATAACTGGACTTTTGCAGATAATCTTTCAGTTTCTGGGGGCATTACCTTTACCTTAGGTTCTAGCTATAGCACTGCAGCCGTAGCTACCCGTAGTGTCGGTGACTATCCTATTGCCCCTAGCAATGTAGCTCCAATCACTAATGCAACAGGCGGTACCAATTACAACAACTTATACAAGGTAGATAGTGTCCTCACTGTCACTCCTGCCCCTATTTCGATTACCACCGCTAATGTCACTAAGCCTTACGATGGATTGACTACAACAGTAGGCGCAGCACCCATTACTACTGCAGGCACACAAACCTATTTTGGCGACACCTTAAGCGGTGGCACATTCACCTACACAAGCGCTAGTGCAGGGGCTGGCAATAAAGTGGTGACACCAGATTTAGTTGCAATTCAGAATGGTGCAAGCAATGTTGCGTCTAACTATGTCGTGACTTATGTGAACAATACAAGCAGCACGATTACACCTGCTGCATTAACGATTACCGCTAATGCTCAAAGCAAGCTTTATGGTACCAATGATCCATTGTTGAGTTATGTAGTGACTGGTTTAGCTAGCACTGATACTATTTCTAGTGCATTAACTGGTGGTCTATTACGTACAGGCACTAGCGCTCCAAATGTCGCCACTTCGCTCACCTCAGAAAATGTAGGCAGTTATGCCATTGGCCAGGGCTCATTAATCGCAAATAGCAACTATGTGCTCACTTATAATGGTGCAAACCTCACAATTACGCCTATTACTACTAATGTTGTAGTGACGGCTAATAACAACACTAAGGTCTACGGTGTTAATGATCCAACCCTGACATCAACCGCCCCAGCGTTACTTACGGGAGTTGTAGTGGATGGCTTAACCATTAATGACACGGTTAGCTCAGTCTTCACTGGCAATATCTTGCGTGCTGGAACTTCAGCGCCAGGTATTGCAACCGGTCTTGCAAGTGAGCAGGTAGGTAGCTATGCAATTAGTCAGGGCACCCTGGCTTTACCTGCTAACAGTAATTACAGCAGCTTTAGCTTTGTGCCTGCCACATTTACGATTACCCCCAAACCAGCGGGTATTAATGTTGTTGCTGACAATAAAACCAAGATGTATGCAACTAATGATCCAGCACTTACATACACTGCAAGCCTAGCAACTGGATCAGCTTTGGTTAATGGCACTGTTGATGGAATTGCCATTACAGATACCTTTAGCAATATCTTTACTGGCGCTATTACACGTGCGCTTGTTGCAACCTTACCGGGCGAGCAGGTGGGAAGCTATGCGATTACGCAAGGTAGCTTAGCTAGCCCTAATTACGCCGGTATTAATTACACACCTGGTGTTCTAACGATTACCCCACGCGGTCCTTGGACTGGCCCTGGGGCATGGCCTGGCCCTGGCCCTGCACCACAAGCCTTGACTGTAGTTGCTGATAATCAAACCAAGTCATACGCAACAAATGACCCAACATTAAGCTATACCGTTACTGGCTTGGCCTCAGTCACGCTCGCCAATGGGGTTGTCATCAACGATACTGCAGCAAGTGCATTAACCGGATCCGTAACTCGCTCCTTGTATGGAACAGTTGCTGGTGAGCAAGTGAATACCACATCTGGCTATGCCATTACTCAGGGTACTTTGACACAAAATGCAAATTACATGCCTTTGGTATTTACGCCAGCGGTGCTCACTATTACCCCATACGCTACGCCAATTGTGGTTACTGCAGCAGCTAAAACAAAATCTTATGGCACCAATGACCCTAGCCTGACTTATACAGTTGCTGGCTTGGTAAATGGAGTATCTGTTGACGGTGTGACATTAATTGATACATCTAGCACTGCTTTGACTGGTAATTTAGTGCGTGCTGGTACAAGCGCACCAAATGTAGCCACTTCTATTGCAAGCGAGCAGGTCGGTAGCTATGTGATTAACCAGGGAACCGTTTATGCAAGTAATTACAACATTACCTACAACTCTGCTAACTTAACAATTACGCCATATGCAACACCATTGGCTGTAGTGGCAAATGCACAAACTAAGGTTTATGGAACAAGCGATCCAAGCTTGACCTATAGTGTTTCAGCTCTGCCAAATATCCTCAATGCCGATGGTTTAACTTGGACAGATACTGTTGCAAATTCCATCACGGGTGGATTGATACGTGCTGGTACAAGTGCACCAAATGTAGCTACCTCCCTTGCAAGTGAGCAGGTGGGTAGCTATGTAATTAATCAAGGTACATTGGATGCTGCGAACTATAACTTGGTATACACGCCTGCCAATTTAACAATTACCCCAGCTGTCGTAACTGTGACCGCTAATTCTGCTACGAAGTCCTATGGCACGAGTGATCCAGCATTAACTTACACCACCAGTGGAATTTTGAGTGGAGTAGTGGTGGATGGCGTAACGATTAACGATAGCAGCGCAATCATGTCAGGCTCCTTAGGACGCGCAGGGTATGGCACAGTAGCTGGCGAGCAGGTGGGTACTTACGCAACAACCATTGGCGGAGTAAATGCTGGCGCTAACTACAGCACCTTGCTAATCCCAAGTACTCTCACGATTACTCCGTATGCAGGAACCATTACGGTTACTGCAGACAATAAGACGATGGTTTATGGCTCAAGCAGTCTGCCATCGTTGACATATACACCAACCGGCATTCCAAGCTCATTTAGCGTTGATGGTGTGACTTGGAGTGATGCTGCTGGATCTGTACTCACTGGTTTGCCAACCACCGCTGCAACAGCATTTAATGGCACAGCCGGGTCTGCCTCTAATGTCGGAACTTACGCCATCAATCCATCTGCCGTAGCCCTGACTGCTGGTGCGGGTGCTAATTACCGTACGCCTACATACGTCAACGGTACATTGACTGTTACCCAGGCTCCCTTGACCATTGCCGTTGCTGATAACGGTAAGTTTGTGTTCCAGACTGACGCAGAAGTTCAGGCATCAGCTACCCAGATTTCTCCTGTGGCCTATAGTGGTTTTGTGAATGGTGATGCTTTAGGGTCCCTCAAGACGGGTAGCGCCTTAACTCAACCTACTGTAGTTCGTGCGACTGGAGCAACGGCCGGTACTTACAACATAACCGCTACTGGTGCCAGTGCATCTAACTACAGTATTAACTATCTCTATACCAATGCTGGAAACACAGCCTCGACCTTTACGATAGCTGGCCCTTATGACCTCTTAATTAAGGCATCGACAAATAGCATTGTGTATGGAACGGCAAATTCGTCAGTGACGTATGGCGCTCCAACTGCTAGCTACTGCACAACTTGTACTGGACCAAGCAGCATTGTGAGTTTGACTGGAAGTCATACTGGAAATAATTGGACATTTACAGATGGCCTTTCAATTCCTGGTGGTGTTTCATTCACATTAAGCTCATCTTATGACAGCACTAACGCTGCAGCAAGAAATGTTGGAGTCTATGCAGTCTCAACTAGCAACGTTGTTCCCGTTACTACTACCGGTGCAGTGAACTACAACCATGTCTATTCAGTAGATGGATTGATGACGGTGACTCCATTGGCGATTGTTGTTACGGCAACAAATGCGGCTAAAGTCTATGACGGCACTAATGGGGTATCAACTGCAACCACAGTTCCTGCTGCAACCTTGACTAATACTAGCAACGCCTTGGCTTACTCAGACGCACTTAGTGGCGGATCCTTTGTCTATGCAGATCCTAATGCTGGTGCTGGTAATAAGACTGTGAATATTTCAGGGGTTTCTACTGTTAATGGCTTGGTTGATGTTTCAGGTAACTACACCATTACATACGCGCCCAATACAACTAGCACCATTACGCCTGCGGCATTGACCATTACCGCAAATAACCAAACAAAGATGTATGGAACAAATGATCCAAGTTTGACCTATGTCGTCACAGGACTTGCGGCAACGGATAGCGTTTCTTCCGTGGTCACTGGTGGGCTATTGACACGTGCCAATGCTGCCTCGCTAGCTGGCGAGCAGGTGGGAAGCTATGCGATTACGCAAGGTAGCCTAGCGACGAATGCTAACTACACCGTCAGTTTTGTTGATGGAACCTTAAGTATTACCCCGCGTGGTCCTTGGACTGGTCCTGGTCCATGGCCTGGCCCTGGTCCTGCACCACAGGCTTTGGCCGTATCTGCGACTGCTAATACAAAAGTATATGGCTCTAATGATCCAAGTTTGGCTTACACCGTAGCCGGATTGGTTAATGTCACCTTGGCCAATGGCGTGGTCATCAATGACACGGCAGCCATCGTATTTGGTAGCACTAATGTATTGCGAGCAGGCACCAGTGCTGCCGGTGTTGCGCTAAGCCTTGCGGATGAGCAAGTGGCTAGCTACACCATTAATAAAGGCTCATTAGCTCTGCAAAACTCGAACTATGGCTCAAGCTTTGCATATAACAGCGCTCAATTTACGATCACACCAAAGGTTGTGACTGGTGCCAGCATTGTTGCTGACAATAAAACAAAGATGTATGGTACTAATGAACCTGCCTTAACCTTTACCGCAAGTGCGCCAGCAGGCACCTTTGTTGTTGCTACGGTCGATGGCATCGCAATTAATGATTCTGCCGCTAATGTATTTACTGGTCAGTTGACGCGTGCACAAGTCAATACACTTGCAGGAGAGCAGGTCACGCCAGCAGGTTATGCGATTACTCAAGGTTCAGTAGCTGGCTCTGGAAATTACTCCGGCTTTACATACACACCAGGAGTGCTGACAATTACCCCACGCCGTGCTTGGAATCCTGTTACAGATGGTCCTTGGATTGGGCCTGGACCAGCACCGCTTCCTTTAACCGTAACGGCTGTCCCTGCGACCAAAATGTTTGGTGCTGCAGATCCGGCCTTTGCTTATACCGTGACCGGCTTAGTTAGCGTGACATTGGCCAATGGAGTGGTCATAGCCGATACTCCAGCTAATACATTTACTGGTGCTTTATCTCGCATTTCTGGTGAGAATTCTGGTGGAATTTACGCAATCACGCAGGGTAGCCTGTTGCAGAATGCGAATTACTCATCCATGGTGTACGTCCCATCTACATTGACGATTGGACTCGCCCCACAAACTATCAACAATATGGCCGTTGTTCAGCAACAAGTTGCTCAAGAATTTGTCCAGGATCGTCCAACTGATCGTATCAAAAAAGGTGAATTGATCTACGTGCGCGATAAAGACGACTTGAAGCAGTATATGCAGGCTATTGAAGTGCCATCATCAGGTGCATTCAAGTTCCCGGTGCCTGATCAAATCATTCAAGACTTGATTAATCTATCGGGTGAGAATGTGCCATCGACTCAGCAAGCTAGTGGCTATAAGCTGTTGTTATTGCCAAAAGGCAGTCGCCTGGTTGTTACTCTCCCTGATGGTGCTGCATTGCCGGCTGGCATTCAATACGATGCAGGAAGCAAGAACTTCACAGTGCCTAAGCTTGGCGAAGTAACGTTGCCACTATCTGTAAAAGTGACCTTAATGCGTGGTAACAAGGTATTAAGTCAGAAGATTATGGTGGTTACTAAGTAACTGCCATAAAGGGCTTAGATGGATTTATTAAATTCTCCTAAGCATTTTAGGGCGCTGGGCAGGCAGCTCAAAGAAGCACGTGAATCACAAGGCCATAATCTGGCTATCCTTGCTGGCCAATGCAATCTCTCCGTAGTGCAGCTAACGGCAATAGAGCGGGGCGATACTCTTGCATTTGCCCGCTCACAATCGAGTCTTCTGGTGGCAATACAAGCTTATGCGAAGGTATTGGGCGTTAGTCTTGATAGTTTTGAGCAAAACTTAGATGACGAAATTCAGATACCTGAATTTCTGAGAAAGAAGTAATGAGACTTGCTTGGTTTCAGCTTTGTATCACTTTGCTGCTAGGTACTATGAGCTCCAATCTTTGGGCGCTTCAAAAGACGGTGATTGGAGATTGGGTGGTGCAGACTTCTCCTGGGTCTATTGAAGCATCTACAAGTGCAGGCACAACTTCGCTTGGTATGTATTGCCAGGCAGATCAGTGTATGTTTTATCTTCATGACAACTTAAGGTGTCGGCCAGGCAGTAAATCCCCCATATTAATGAGTGGCCTTGGCAATGCCGCATCACTCACAATTCAATGCGCCCAAATCAATGGGGTGCTCTTTCAGATTCTTGAGCCGTTTAATGCGGTTTTAAATGAGGTAAAGCGGGGCGGAATAGTCAGCTTTGCTGTCCCCCTGCAGAATGCATCTTTTGGGGTTTCTCGCTTTAGCTTGGATGGGGGTTTTGAGGCCGTTAGGCAAGCATTACACGAGGCTGGTAATGCAAAGCAAGTGCCATCAAACCCCATTACACCACGTGTGCCACCTGTTCAGCCGACACAGCCAGTGCCGGGATCAAAACGGCTTCAAGACATCATGATCTAAAAACTTGATTGCTACAGTTACTGAGTAATCTTGGCACGTCCCCGAAGGTCTTTTACTGTCTCAACCAAGTATTGCTGAACAAATGCTTGGCGTAATTGCGGTTTGGATTCTTCAAATCCTGGTAGCTTGTAGTTGCGCTTGTCATCTAGCTTAATAATGGCCCAGCCGCCTTGCACTTGAATGGGGCTGTTATAGATTGCCCCTTTACCCAGTTTAGAAACTAGTTGTTGTAACTCAGGACTGAGTTGACCCGGGAATAACCATCCCAATTGGCCGCCATTACTCTTGGCTCCATCGGCAATAGAGTATTGCTGGGCTAATTTCCCAAAAAGCTCGCCTTTATTGATGCGACTTATGAGATCCAAAGCATCAGATTCATTGGCGACAATAATTTGGCTGACTCGGTATTGATAGCCTGAGGTAGCATCGCCGGTAAGCTTACGTTGGCGATCATATTCTTGGCGCAGCTGAGCATCAGTAATAGGGGATTGCTTGAAGTGATTTTCTACTAAAGCCTGTATCAGCAGGGTTTGGCGCAGTTGGGTGTATTGATCGTCTAAATCAAGACCTTTTTCAAGGTCCTTACGTTCAGCCTGTTGGGCCAGGAGTTCACGATTAATCAACTCATCTTTTAAAGCTTTTTGTAGTTCAGGGGTATTTTTTTGCCCTTGGGCTACAGCTGCTTTGATATTAAGATCGAGCAAGCCCTTTGTGAGCATCGTGTTATTCACGATGGCAAAAAAGTTGATATTTGAGGTGCTTGAATTACTGGATTCGGAAGCGGCAATTACGCTATAAGAATTGCTCAATAGGGCGGCGCAAGCAAGGCCAAAGAGATGTTTTTTCATGAGTAAATTATAAAGCTCTAAGCCATATTTCTTATGGATGCAGAGCATTAAATGCGTCAAAGGAGGTTCAATTATTTTTTTGGTGGGTGTGTGCAAATCAGGGTAATTAGCGCTGCCAACGGTTAGGTTATCCATCAGGATATAGCTGACGATCAGCGGTCTATAGATCCGTTGCCCTAAAGGCTATTAGGTGTTGTCCATTGCTCTTGGCCTTGGTATATATTAATCAATCATGCAAAAGAGAGCCAAACTACCCAACGGATATTGGAATGACCCTGGGCATTGCAAAGCAGAGGCTCTTAAATATAGTTCTCGCTCAGAATGGCAAAGAGGCTCCCCTTTAAGTTACCGTTGGGCTATTCAAAATAATTGGGTTGAAGAATGTGCTGCTCACATGCATTCCAGCCGAATGCCTGATGGTTATTGGACGCTAGAGCGTTGCCAGGATCAGGCTAGGAAATATAAATCAAAGGTTCAGTGGAGAATGGAGCATCGCGCATCATTCTCTAAGGCAAATAAAGAGAAGTGGTTAGTGCAATGCTGTGATCACATGGAAAAAAGTGGTATGTGGTTTGGTCCAGCATCCATTCTTGAGGTACTGCTTTCACATGATGTTCGCTATAAGACGGAACACCGCTTCCAGGATGGTAGTGAAATCGATCGCAGACCATTTGACTTTTATTTGCCTGATTACAACTTAGTTATTGAATTTCATGGTGAGCAGCATCTAATTGGCTGGGGTAGGAGAGATTCAGATGCTCAAGATATACAGGCTCGAGACTTATTCAAAAAGACATGGGCTAAAGACCATGGCATTAATTACTTAGAAATAAAGCAGTGGGAAATTAAATCAAAAGAAGAAATCTTTGTCAGGGTGCTTAAAGAGATTAAGTTAATTTCTAAAAATAAAAAACTTATTATTCCGCTATTAAAAAGAGATCTAACACCGTCAGAGTTGCTCAAAGTTAAAAATAGACTTAAGTGGACTAAAGAATCGTGTATTTCAGAGGCAAAAAAATACATGACTATTAAAGAGTGGCAGATGGGCAGTTCTGGTAGTTATCAGGCTGCATTTAAAAAGAAATGGCTTGTGGAATGCTCAAGTCATATGGATCGACTGCTGCATAAAAAGAACCATTGGACGTTAACTAGCTGCTTTGAAGACGCCCGGCAATATAAGACTAAGTCCGAGTGGCAGCAGGCAAAAAGAAGTGGGTATTCAATAGCCGCTAAGAATGGCTGGATTGAGAAATGCACAGCACATATGGTTCCTGATGGCAGAAAAACAGTTGGACAAAGATTGTGGACAAAAGAAAAATGTATGGAGTTGGCTAGGACCTGTAATTCCAGGGCGGAGTTCAAAAGGGCCTCTGGGTCCGCATATCTTAGGGCGAGTGTAAAAGGCTGGCTAGATGAATGCTGTGAACATATGAGATAGCTTGCCTCATTAGTATTTCTTGTTGTAGACCAACGGATCGTTGGTCCGTTGCTGCCATTCCTACCCCCCAGGACCGCGCAAAAGCTTTTCGTATTCAGGGTTTAGCTTGGGTTTGATGGGAAATCGACTTTTCGGAGTTAATCCTAGTTCAGTCATTAAAAGTATCGCCTTGGTAATGGATTTTTCTCGAATATCTACGTGATGATTTTTCCCTTTGACGCCGTTGTGATGGGTGATCACTAAGCCATTCTCTGAAATATCCTTGCAGCACACAACGAATGTCTCTAGTACTTCTGCAAGCATCGCTAAAGCATGCTGATCTTGCTCTGTGCTACTTTCATATGCCTCCCATAGGTACTCAGAGGCATCATTAATAAAGGTGTACTTATCCCATGTTTCGGGATTTTTAACCCAGCTAGCTAGGGGGATAGGGCTTATAACTTGATCGGTTCTGCTTTTCATGGGAATACCCTTGTTTTTGAAAGTTGGTCTTGCGGAAAATTGTCAGACTAGCTGCTATCAAAAGCGTCTCAGATGTTTTAGTTTCTAATGGAAGTTGTAATTTAAAACAGCCTGCTGTAGTACATTTAACTCGTGCCCTAATCAATATTAAACTTTGCCCACGGGTTGTTTGGGTCATGTTCTGGCTGTATATCTAACTTTTCTCTTGACGCAGGATCGAAGCCAAGAGCTGTGGATGCCTTAAGCATTAAGACTGCTTGACGGTTAATGATGGGCAAATATGGAGATTGGATCAAATAGCCATTGACTGACTTAACAGTCAAGCCTTCCTCGGCGAGTAAGGCGCTTGCCTCACGATGTACGGACTCTGCCACAACCCAGATTGTGAGAATTGAAGAGTCAATCTTTTTTAAGAGACCCTTTGGTGCCACTTCAATAGCTTTTCGCCAACCTTCTTTTTGGGAAGGGGATAACCAATCGGGTGTATTAACTAGACTTGGGTCGAATGGAATTTCAACGACTGAATTTACTCGCTTAAGTTTTTTTAGCATTTAACTCTCCCTGTTGTTTTGTATAGTGTGACAATTTTTGCCTTCACGTACGGTCTAGACACTAAAGGTGCTAGGGATTAGACCCCCATACCCCCCTATATCTTCATATTCATCTTCGAAGTCTTTAATAATCCTAACTACTGGGAATGCCCCATGTCTTATGGTCAGATGGATCAAGCCAGCGGCTTCTAATCTCTTTAGCGCTCTTTGTCTTGCCTGTCTGGAGATACCAGTCACATCATCTAGCCTCCAAGTTAGACGGAATGACTCTCCATGATTGATGCCATCGTAGAACCATAGGGATGTTGCTACTGCACTCGTACACCCACCCAGGCGATTTGCTTTGATTAGCCAAGAAAGAGGAATTGGGCCTTTGATAAAGTATTTTGTTTTCATAATTGCTTTATTTCTATTAGATATATAAGAATGGACAGGTGTCATCCTCAGTTATAGGTTGGTGTTATGTTTTGCACTTTTTGATTGATGTCTATCACCTGATTCCAGAACTCCAAGTCAGCGTCACTTAGAAATCTATCGGGGTATCGAATCACCTCGGTCTCGCTGCCCAGCTCAAATCCATTAAGGACATAGCGACTGGCTTGTGTCATGCATTCAATCGCAATTTGTACTTCCAGATCAATTTCATCCTCATTAGCTTCGATAAGAATTGCGTCATGTACTGGCGCACACATATAAATCCCGCGACCTGCCATCAAAATGCAGGCAATTCGAAGCATCTCGGCGGAATTAGCTTGCATCGGGAAGTTCCGAATACTTCTGGGATTCAAATCTGGCTTCACAATTTGCCGCCAGCCATAAACCGTTTGAATTCTATTGGTTGATATGGCGTGGTTGTAGGCGCTATCAGACCACTCCCAAAATTGTTTGTAGATACGCCGATGGGCAGCTAAGAGTTGTCTGGCACGTATTACGGGTTGCTTGAGGCTTTGTGCTAATGCTTCTGCCCCCATCCCATATTGAGTTGCTAAGACACAGAGTTTGTATTGCTCACGCTCCTGAAGATGACTTCTCTTCGTGGCGCCTTCAGGTACGGCGCCAGCTTGTTTTGCAAACGCAAGGTATGGATCGCCGCTCTCATAAGCAGCCATCATATTTATGTCTTTTGATAAAGCTGCGGCGACACCAAACTCTTGCTGTGACCAGTCAATGTAGGCAAGAGCGCGCCCAGGCATTGGTTGCATTAATCCTCTAGCCCATTTAGATAGCCCAAATACAAACTTATTAGTAGAGGGCTGGTTACGACTAGTAGTTGAGCTAAAGGGTGATAGTAAACAGCGATTGCGTCCATCGGAGCCTACTTGAAGAGCATTGAGTCGCAGCTTAGATAGGCTATCTCGTAGCTTTCTTAGTGGGGCTAATTGCAGATGTATCTTAGACATTAGCTTAAATGTTTCTTCGTCGAGCTTAAGTCTTCCGCTTGGATGCCGCTCCCATTTAATTTGATTTTTTGTAAGGTATGCCTCAAATCGTACTTCTTTAAAGACCCCTTTTTCATAGACGTTATAGTCTTCATCAATTTGATTAATTAATTCTGCCTTAATCAATTCCCAGTTTTGACAAAGTGAGCTATAGATACCCATATCAATCGGAGTTCCATTAGATTCCATAATGGCTAGGGGTATGGCATAAGCGCCTCGAAGAAGTGCTCTGGGTAGATCTAGGCTATTTGCCATGGCATTTAATAACTGATCAAGAGAATCCACATCACTTTGGCAATAATCTAGAAGCGCTGTCTTTTCATCTGTGGTGTAAGGGCCACCGCGTAATGCTAGGGATCGCATCAGATCTTTATGGGCAGGCTCGCAAATTTGAATCCCGAATGACTTAAGTGCACCCAATAAGGAATTGCCAAAAAAGGGTGGTTGGCCGTTAGTTAGGCATCTAAATTCAGCAAATAAATCCAGAATATTTTCTGGCCACGACCACCCAAGCGCTTTATAGCAATTCATTTCAGCGCTCGCGAAATAGGCAACCAAAATCTGGTTTCCGCTGTTACTAAATGGATGGTCCTTGAGTAGCAAAAGCTCATCAGCCCAGAGATTTTTATATTCTCCAGTTGCTAGATTTTTAGAGGACATGCAAATCACCTCTATAGGATTTCCTTCCCGGCCATCCTTCGGTCGAAACTCAAAGTCAATCAGGAGGTATTCATATTCTGTTGGAGTGGCGGGTAGCATTTAACATTTCCCCTGTAGCTGGCTAATCAGTGGATGCTCCTCCGAGGCGATGATCCGTCCTAAAAATACTTCATGGATGAGCGCCTCCATGGATTGAGTTGGCCACTGGGGATCACCCAGATTGTTTGCGGCCTGGATGATGGTGTATTGCTGTGCATCCATATTCGACTCGATACGAACCCATGCTTCTTCTGATAGCCTGATTGCCTCTAGCATGGTGGTTGTCCAAAGTGTAGTTCTGCTTGCTGAATCAATGATCGGTTCTGCAATTAGCTTGGGTGTTGCAGCACTGTCAACTACCAGCCTCAAAATTACACTCTTAGCCATAGAGCCAAGATGGGCCGCAAGGTGAGGCATAACTAAGTAAACCTCTCGACCTTCTTTGTCATCTACCAGTAATGCCGGGAATTTGTATTCATCGGTAGGATGTGTTCTAGAAAACCGGTGCTTACTTAATTTTCCAAATATTGCTTTAGTTGGCAGCTTTATTCCGCCGTTAACTAAGGCATAGCTATCGGGTAACCTTAGGCTGCCTATGTCATATTTAACGCCTGGAGTAGATTCTGGCAAGGGGCTCATGATGCAATTCCTAAGGACTTGCGAGCAATGGCTTGCGCTATTTCAATAACCTTTAGGTCATAAGCAGGGCGTATACGAAACCAACTGCCGCGAACTTTGATTAAGGCACCAGATTCAACTAGCGCCTTACGATTGATTCGTTCAAACCAGTTAACTGCATTCTCTGAGCCAAATAAACTTTTGCCCTCTGGTGTATTGAGAAAATCCGATTTACTCTGAATACTGTTGAGTGTGACTTCATTCATTTAAGTACCTTCCAAATTAACTTACGGGGTCTGCGCTTGCTCGCTGACTGATAAGAATTCTGGAGGTAGTGTGAGGCTATGTCACGGACTCTGATTGCTGTTTAGATCGCATTCTGTACACTTTTCAATGAAAGATGTATTTTTAAAAGTAAAGTAGGATTTATTTTTTTAGTCTGAATTGAGAAACAACATTTGTATAAAACCAGCGTGAGCTATATGGAATTTTTTTAAACTCTTTTGTCTCCCTTTTTGCCTTCAGAAGTTCAAAAAGCGCATCAGAGAATTTAACACCCATTTTTGGATATTTCTCAACTAATTCCATGAACCTGGGGTTACTAATACAAATATCCCAATAAGACTTTGCAAGACTAGCAGCTATTAACCCTTTCTCTCTTCCAGCATTACTCCTATCTTCGAGTATTTTTTTCTCTTTAATTGAGTTCGCAACTAATAAGGGAAAATTTATCTGACTAACTAAAATGTTTGAAAACTTGAGTTCGAATCGAAGTTTATCGATTGAACCCCAAGCCTCTGCGGCTTTAATAGTAAATAGATATGCTAGATTTTCATGTTTCTGGGCTGTTAATACTCTAGAAACCGCAGCAAAAAGAGTAAATTGATGAACCAGAGGCAAGAGTGGGGCAGCTAAATTAAAAAATCCCTCAGAAGTATTGTTTTCGAGCGCTTCACCATCCCATTCATCTTGTAATTCCATGGGAATTAATTGGTCAAATGGTTTTAGGTTCCGCTCCTTATTTTTTTCGTACTTAATCAATCTCTCTGAAGTTAGCTCCCCAGACAAAGCTTTTTGATAGTAGCTAGAATATATTTTTTGTATATCAAAAGTTGGAGTGAGTATTCTTTCTGCGCCTGAGCCAAATGTACGTCCAGAGAGCTTAGAAATTAACTTTAATCTACTTTTAATATACTCCTCTGAGTTGAATTTAGGTGATGTAGGGTTTGGTTTCATTTTCATCCTTTGCCAATAAGCTTTATTGGGGCTTTGCCTGACCATTTGAAAAAGTTTTGCAGATCATTTCTTTTCGTGAATCAACGCATAAGTGGCTGTAGCGTTTTGTCATAGCTAGAGATTTATGTCCCATGCTGTCAGCAATTGCTAAGAGTGGTGCTCCTTGTTGGGCTAGCCAAGATGCATGAGTGTGGCGTAACGAATGAAATACTAGCTTTTCATCTTTAGGGGTTTCGCTAGTATTTTCTAGTCTCGCGTCCTTCAACGCTTGACTCCAAGGCCTATTGAAGTTTGCCGGCTTAAAGGGATTGTCGCCACAAAAAACATACTCGTCGGGATTTCCTTTGCCTTTGAATTTTTTCAGCTCTGTCACGACATCATCAGTCAGAACCAAAACAAAAGGTTCGCCATTTTTGGTTCTTTGCACAAAAGCTTCAGCTCTGTCTAGGTCTACATCTTTCCACTTAAGTCCCAAAAGGGTGCCTCTACGCCCACCGGTAGTAACGGCGATGGTTACAAGGGCGGTTAATTTTCTCCAGTGTGAGATCCGAGTCATTTTGAGTAGCCTTTCATATTCGTCTGGCTTTAAATACCGTTTGCGTATGTTGTCTTCTGGCATACGCTCGGTCTCATTGACAGGGTTAATCCATCCTTTGGGCATCAATCGTTTTTTTCGTGCCCAAGTTAATACTGATTGCAGAGTGCAGCGGTAACGATTGATTGTGGCATCTGCCAGGGGTTTATGGGTGATTTCTCCGGTTCCACCACGTTTGGTGCCTGTACGGTAGTGAAGCTTGCCACGCTTACGGAGTGCATCAAGGCAGTCATCCACATGGTCTGCATCGATTTCAGACGCAATAAGACCGCCCAGATGTAGGGTGAAAAAGTGAAGTCTGCTACTGAAAGTGGAGTCTCGGCCAGCGTAACCAGCCATAAAAGTATCGGCAAGAGCCGAGAAACTGAACTGCTCACCCCGTTGCAAGGGGGCGTTTACTGCCAAAGTGCCTGTATCCATGTAGCTTCTCCATATCTAGAGCATCGGACTGATGCGAAAGTTATGTCAACGCTAAACACAGACCCCGTAAGGCTGTTGGTGGGTCGGGCGAGATTCGAACTCGCGACCAACGGATTAAAAGTCCGCTGCTCTACCGACTGAGCTACCGACCCGGTAAGTCGTAAATTATAGCAAGA